TATTGATCTCGGCGCTACGCCGCAGGATCTTGGCAACGGACAGCAGCTCTATCTGGTTATTCAGGTGGACACTGCGGTCACTTCTGCTGGCTCGGCGACTGTGTCGTTCCAGCTTGTCTCCGATGGCACTTCGACCCTCGCGGCGAACGGCACGGAGACGCTGCACTACGCCAGCGCCGCTATCCCGAAGGCGTCTCTGGTTGCCGGTTACGAGATCGTCGTTGCCGTTCCTCTGGAAGGCTCTACCGCTTACGAGCGGTATCTGGGCGTCCAGCAGAACGTCGGCACCGCCGCTCTTACCGCTGGTAAGATCAACGCGTTCCTGACCTTCGATCCGAAGGGCTGGAAAGCGTATCCGGACGCGGTTAACTAATAGGCCGCTGGGAGGGGGCTGCTTCGGCGGCCCCCTCTACTGGCATGTAACAGAGGAGATAAAATATGCCTAAAGTTGTGTTCAAAGAGGATTTTTTCGACGGTAGCAAACGCTACCGCAAGGGAGACACATACGACATCTCAGACAATGTCGTGCTTCCCAAGTATGATGTCGCTAGTATTGACGGTGCGCCATACGACAGGCCCCGTAAGGACTACAAGCAGACGCCGACAATGAAGCGGTCTAGGTCCGCTAAACTCGAGGATTAAAAGATGGCGAGCAAGGTACAAATCGCAAAGCTGGCCCTGCAGCATATTGGTGACCGCTACGACATCAGTGACATCACTGAGGCGACACCGGAAGCTGAGCAGGTCAACCTGCTGTTTGACGACACGCGAGATGCCTTGCTCCGCCAGCACCCGTGGGCGTTCGCTACCAAGTACACAAGCCCCGCCGCCCTGACTGGCACGGCTCCGGGTCACTGGGAATATATGTTTCTGTACCCCACCGACTGCATCAGGATGCTCGGGGTAGTTAACCCGCTCGGTAAGGACCAGCCTCACGTTAAGTTCGAGGTGGCCCGCAACGCATCAGGTAAACGCGTCATCCTCTCCGATATTCAGAAACCCGAGATATTCTACACCGCACGTATCGAGGACACCACAGACTACGATCCAGAGTTCGTCATGGCGTTCTCCTACGTCCTAGCAGCTCGTCTGGTTATGCCGCTGGTCGGTGAGCGCTCGATTGCTGCCGATCTTTACCAGCAGGCTCAGGCAGTGCTGAACAGCGCGTGGGAGACCGACAGTAATGAAGGCATCGAGGAAGCTATCCCAGACGCCGACTGGATTCGGGCTCGCGTTTAATGGTTAAGGTCATCCAGCCCAATTTGGCCGGTGGTGAAGTATCCGATGCCATCGCTGCCCGCGTAGACATCGATAAGTATAAAACCTCCGTCTACAAGTCCGAGAACTTTTTCCCGCAGATACACGGCGGTTTGACCAATCGGCCCGGACTTCAGTTTATCGCCGAGGCTAAAGGCACGGGCACCACTCGGCTGATACCGTTCGAGTACAACACCACCCAGACCTATGTCCTCGAGTTAGGCGACCAGTACATACGCGTGTTTAAAGACGCCGGACAAGTCCTCGATACTTCTGTTTCTTTGACTGTTACAGGGGTTACTGCTGCAGACCCGGTTGTCGTTACAACATCCACCTCCCACGGCCTGTCTAACGGGGAGAGCGTCTACATCTCTGGCGTTTCCGGCATGACCCAGCTCAATGGCCGCACGTTTAATATCACGTCCCTGACCTCGACGACCTTTAGCCTGCAGAATAGCGCGGGCGCTGACATCGACGGCAGCGGATATACTGCGTACACGTCCGGGGGCACCGCCGATAAAGTGTTTGAGCTGGCGACTCCGTATGCAGCGTCTGATATCTTCGATCTGGAATACGTCCAGTCTGCTGATGTTATGACGTTTACTCACCCCAGCTATGCTCCCCGCGACCTGACGCGGACAGATCACGATGCTTGGACCCTGAGCACGATAACCTTTGCCCCGTCGCAGGCGGCCCCTACAAGCGTCTCTGTTACGGCTACAGGCGGCAGCACCACGTTCACCTACGCTGTCACTGCGGTGAACGAGGAGACGCTGGAGGAGAGCCTGCCGGCCACTGGAAGCAGTTCTACCAGCAAGGACACTTCTTGGGACAATACCGTGACGTGGAGCGCCGCCGCAGGAGCGGGAACTTACAACATCTACAGGGAAAAGAACGGCATCTACGGCTTCGTGGGGCGGGCAGAAAGCACTTCTTTTAACGACGACAACATCCTCCCTGACGGGAGTGACACGCCTCCGAAGGCGCGTAATCCGTTCAACGCTACAGGCGACTACCCGTCCGCTGTGGGCTACCACCAGCAGCGCCGTATATTCGCAAACACGGACAACGACACGCAGAAGTTCTTTATGTCGCAGACGGGGAACATCAGCAACATGTCGTTCTCCAGCCCGCAGAAGGACGACGACGCCATCACGGTTACTATCGCCTCCCGGCAGGTTAACGAGATCCGGCACTTCGTTTCCCTGTCCGACCTCGTCATCCTGACATCGGGCGGTGAGTGGCTGGTCGAGGGTGTAGACGGGGTTATTACCCCCAGCGGTATTCAGGTTAAGCCGCAGTCTTATTATGGGTCCACCCGCCTGACGCCCATCGTCGCTGGCGATATCGTGATCTACATGCAGCCCGGACAGACCGTCAGGGATCTTGGCTACAAATTCGAGAGCGACAGTTACTCGGGTAATGATCTTTCCGTTTTGGCCCGCCATTTGTTCAATTATAACACCGTGTCGGACTGGTCCTTCGCTCAGGCCCCGCATAACCTAATCTGGTGCGTTAGGGATGACGGCATCTGCCTGTCCCTGACCTACTCCAGAGAGCAGAACGTATTTGGCTGGGCTAGGCATACCACGCAAGGCGACTTCAAGTCTGTGGCCGCTATACGTGAGGGAGACGACGATTTCTCCTACTTCCTCGTCGAGCGCACGGTTAACGGGTCTACCATGAAGTACGTGGAGCGCATGCAGACACGCGACTTTACGGATATTCAGGACAGCTTCTTTGTGGATAGTGGCCTTACTCTGGATAACCCTGTGGATATCTCCGGGTTCACCAACGCAAATCCAGTCGTAATAACTACAGCTACAGCCCACGGCCTCACTAATGGGGACACTGTGGATATCTCCGGCATCAAGGTGTCCGACAGCTCTACGACCCGTGGCTGGGCTTACGACACGGATCTGGAGGGCAGCGGATACACGGTGGCCAATGTTACCAGCACGACGTTCGAGCTGCAGAACAACGGGTCTAACGTGAACGGCACGGCCTTCAAGACCTACCACAGCGGCGGCAAGGTGCGGGAGGCGGTGACTTCCATATCTGGTTTGTGGCACCTAGAGGGACAGGCTGTCGTCGCTCTGGGCAACGGCTATGTCGAGCGCAACCTGACTGTCTCTGGTGGCGGTGTGACTTTGCAGAATAAAGCCAGCCGCGTGCACATCGGCTTGCCGTACACGTCTGAGATGCAGACCCTACGTATCGACAACGGAAATGTTATGGACACCATACAGGGCCGCAACAAGAAAATCAGCCGCCTGTCTATTCGTTTCGAGCAGTCTTTAGGCGGCTGGTACGGCCCAGATCTGGACCATATGCGAGAAATAAAGTATGGTCTACCCGCACAGTATGGCCAAACGCCAGACTGGATTACGGGCGACAAGGATCTCACGATGTCACCTAGTTGGAACAAGGATGGGCAGATAGTAGTCCAGCAGCGAGACCCGCTACCCATGACTCTGCTCGCTCTTATTCCAGAAGTTATTCCGGGGGGTAACTAATGCAGTTTGCCGAAGAAAACTTCTATGTAGCTCTTCAGGAGGTAGCCCCGCTGCTGCACGAGCACTGGGAAGAAATTGCCTTGAATAAGGACGCAGTCCCGTTGTCTCCGATGTGGGACATCTACAAGAACTTGTTTGATGACGGCAAACTTAAAGTCATCACTGCCAGAGAAGACGGCAGGTTGGTGGGCTATGCTGTCTATATTGTTGCCCCCTCTTTGCATTACGCGAGCGAGTTGTTCGCCGACGCAGATATCTTTTGGCTGGCCCCGGAGTACCGCAAGGGTATGACCGGTCTGAAGCTGTTTCGCCACGCTGAAGCTGTCCTTAAACAGGCTGGCGTTACCCAGATATTTAACAAAATTAAGCTGCATTTTGATATTGGTAAGGTTTTCGAGCGTATGGGTTATTCCGCCATAGAGCGGGTCTACTCAAAGCGGGTGGTGTAATGGCTGTAGTATCCGCAATAGCCGCCGTCGCAGGCGCTGCGACTGGCGCAATCGGGGCCTACCAGCAGTCTCAGGCTGCTAAAGCGCAGGCTAACTACCAGCGGCAAGTGGCCGAGAATAACGCCATCATTGCCCAGCAGAACGCTACGCGCATCCGGCAACAGGCGGAGGTGGCGGAGGACGAGCAGCGGGAGCGGCTCTTGGCAACCAAGGGGTCTGCGAAGGCACGCCTCGCGGCCAACGGTCTACTGGTAGACGACCCCGGAGACGCGACAGCCAGCCTGTTCCTGCAGGATATTGCCGAGATCGGCGAATACGACATCCTGAAAATGCGCGACAATTACGAGCAGGAGGCGCGTGTGGCTGAGATACAGGGCGTAAATTATCAGGCTCAGGCTGGCTTGTTTGGCCTTCAGGCCTCAGCCCAGTCACCCGGATTCGCCGCCGTCGGCTCTCTTTTGTCCAGCGCAGGCAAGGTAACTAAGGCATTTGGGAATATCCCTAGTAGCCCCAGCACTGTTGTTGGCGGCGGTGGCGAACCGTTCGGAGGAGCTTAAGCAGATGGCTCGTATACCAACACCAGCACTCCCCGGCCAAGAGGTCGGCTCTGTTCGCGGCCGCGTTGTCGCTCAGCCGTTCCAGAACCTCCAGACATCCGCAGATATGTTCGGCGCTGCTCAGGGCCGCGCCTTGCAGCAGGCTTCCAAGGCAATGGACGCGTTTGCCGACGGCCTCCTAAAATCCGCCGAGCAAGACGATACAACTGCCCTTCTGGAGACGCAGGCAGCCTCTTCTGAATTTGAAACTGACCTTATGAATAACGCCGAGACCGGCGTGCTCAGCAGGAAATTGAAGGGCGCTCAGGGCGCGTCAAAAGACGCTATGTCCGCGTTTGACAATTGGGCCGCCTCCCAGCCAGCCGCTACCACTACAGCGGGCCGAGCAGCCCAGATGCAGTTCTTCAACAAGATGAAGGCGTCTATACTGAAGCGAGCAGCCGCGCACGAGCGTGTTGAAGTCAACAAATACAAGGCCTCTCAACTCACCACAATAATCGGCAACAGCCAGACGCGCATGGCTGATCTTTATAACGACGACGCCACCCTGTCTAACGAGCGAAAAAGTATCGAGGCATCCGCCGGAAATTATGCAGATTATAGCCAATTAGACGCGGAGGGCAGAGCGACATACATCCGAGAACAGCTCAGTAAGGGTAGTAAGAGTGCTATATCCGCCGCCGTGTCCAAGCAGGATTATGTCAGGGCAAAAACCCTACTGGATAGATATTCTGACGAAATGATGCCGCAGGACCGAGAGGCCGCCGCTAAGCTCGTTCAGGGGGCCACCATTAAAGGTGAAGGCCAGCGGGCCGCAGACGGGATTATGGCCAAGCCGGGTCTCACCGATGAGCAGCGGCTGGCCGAGGCTAGAAAATTATCTGACCCCGCCATCCGGGACGAGGCTGTGTCTAGGGTTAGGGCACGGATTGACGAGGCAGAGGTATTCAAGAAGCGGGCTATCGCTGACCGTTTCGACAACGCCTCCGAGCGTGCCGCAAAAGGGGAGTCAATTTCTGAGGCCGATCTCGACGGCTTGGATTACTATCAACGCAAGCACATCCGAGACGCCGAGGATAACGCCAGAAAGACGGCGGCCGACCCGGACTATAATCGACCCGGCGACGGCGGCGTTTCTATGGACGACTACAGAACGAAAAGCGCGGACCCGACATATCTTACGGGTATAGGCCTTGACGATTTGAAGGCTAAATACGAGTTGAATGTAACTAAGGCTGAGTGGAACATGATCGCCTCTGAGTGGCGCTCCGCTAACTTGGCAGCTGCTACACTAAAGGCGTCAGACGAGCGCAAGATCAACGAGGAGCAACGCAAGGTATCTATGGCGTCTAGCGATTTGGCGCTGCTAAAGACAACCTTCCGGGCGACTACAAGTAAAAACCCCGACAAAGAGCACAAGGGTTTTCTCGCTTGGCAGCTTGAGTTTAACCGGCAGGCCATGGCCGCCAACGCCACCACCCCGGCCCAGAGGTCTGAGATCATCAACCGCATGGCCGCCAGCAAGGTAGTGTACGACAACGACTGGTGGGATAGTACGGCTCAGGCATTCCAGCTCACTGAGAAACAAATTAAAAACCTCGCCGAGGACGCTGATGTGCCCGACTCTCAGGTGGATCTGTTTAAGCAGACCTACCCGACTATGTCCTCCAGCTTGAATGCTCAAAAAGTTCCTATTACTAGGGCCTCCCTGCTGGCTGAGTGGAAGCGATTAAAAACAAGCGCCGACGCAATAGCCCCGCAGCAGCGAGCGTCCTTTCTTGCCAATTATCAAACAATGACAAGTGTTCTCGTAAGGCAAGGTATTCCGCTCACCTCAGATAACTATGTCAAACTCTTCAGAAATAACTCGAGGTAGGCCGTGGAGTTTACTGATTTTACCGGCCTGAAACAGACCACGGACGACCTTGAGGAGAAGCGGTCTAGTATCTTTAAGCCGACCCAGCAGAGCCAAACATTCGACAACCTCGACGGTCTGTCGCCCGATCCTGTTCAAGAACGGGAGGTGACCAGACAAGCGGTTACAGTTAACCCGGATCAGTTTAAGCAGAAGCTGGACGCGTCCCGCAAGACCGGCCTTCCCATGTCAGTCGTCGAGCAGGACACCGGGGAGCTGCAGAACAGTCTTCGGGCTCAGGAGCTTATGAATAAGCTCAAGGACAGCCCTTACTCTAGGAAGTGGTTTGGCCTGCCTAATAACGCAAAGGTAGCTCACGATGATGTCGACAGCCTGACCACGTCTGAGGCTGTGGCCAAATCAGCCTATGGTCAGTTGCTTACTAACGCGTTTTCGTTCAACCGGTTTGTGGATCGCGTGACGACAGCCCTTAGCGCTCCTACGAATTATATATCTGAGAATATAACTGCGTTCCTGTTTGGGGACGAGGCGGCGAAGGAATATAGGAAGGTAGCTGAGCAGCGTCCCGGTCTGGCCACTTCAATTATGGATGTCGGGGATGTTATTTATGAGGCACTCGGCATACGGGATGAAGCGGCCCCTAAAACGTCAAGTTACGCCGCTGACCCCCTTAAGGCTAAAAAGGTGGCAGGCGTTACTAAAGCTGTCGAGGAGAAGCTAACTTCTTGGGATAATGTTAAAGACCGCCCCGTCGAAGACGTCCTCCCCTTCATTGTCCAGCAAGGGCTTATATCCCTCCCGGATATGGCGATGGCTATTGTTAGCTTGCCCGCCTATGCCGCCGCTCAGGCCGAGAGGATAGCCGCACAGCGGGCTAAGAACGACGGCCGCACGACGGCCACCTTCGGTGACTTTATCAGGGCTCTCCCTGCAGCTACTGCGTCCGCATTTTTGGAGCGCCTTGGCGCTCGGGGAATGCTTGGGCTGGACGACGCGCTGAAAGAAGTAAGCGCCAAAGGGGTTGCTCAAGCTGCCGGCAAGGCCGCTGTAAAAGAGGGGGCTACCGAGTTCGCTCAGGGGATTATTGAGAAGGGCGGCGAGACCATTGGTACCAAGAAGCCGTTCAACATAGCTGATGCGGTCGACGAAGCTATCGGCGGCATGGTCGCTGGTTCCGGGTTCGGCGGGTCTGTCCGAGGTGTCACGGCCAGCGTAGAGGCCACTGTGAAGGCGCGTGTTACTCGCAGACGGGCAGACCAGCTCCGGGAGCTTAATGGGCTGAACAGCAATCTGCGTGAGCGCGACCCCGAGGCTTGGGCGGGGTATCAGGCTGGCCTGATGGAGGAGTATGGCGTAGATCGCGTCCGCCTCTCCGACGAGGGCATCAACATACTTTTACAGGAAGTAGAAAACCTTCCTCCCGAGCAGGCCGACTTATTCCGCCTGCCTGATAACCTGATGGATGGCAGCGCCACTGGATCAGGCGCTGATCTCAACCCGGCCGATTTCTGGTCTCTTCCAAAAGAGACCATCGACAAGCTGGCAGAACACATCTCCTTCGATGTCAATGAAGTTAGCGCGAACGAAGCTCAGGAAATTGCCGACCTGACGGAGATGGCTACTCGCGAGGAGTTCATCAAAGAAGTCGAGCAGACTATGGGAGACCTGCCAGCCACAGATGCGCTGGTTCAGGAGATCGAGGGCCGCCTCATGGAGACCGGCGGCGCGCTCAGCGGTGACCCTGCGGCGGCCAGAGCAGCAGCTCAGCAGATGGCGGCGGTGTTCTCCACGATGGCTCGCAGGACTGGGGTTCCGCTGGAGACGATCCAGCGCCGCTTCTTGCCACGCATCGAGCGCGTAACCGGTGCTGGCCTTAGACCCACAGCGACTACGCTGGAGCAGTCCCTAAAAGGTGGCTTCGCTGCGTACCGCAATATCGTAGATCCTGCAGGTCGAACGATACCGGCAGAGGACCGCCCCAATCTTCGTATGGGAGATATGTATGGGATGCTTCCAAAAGACGCCGAGGTTGTCGGCGAGCTGGATGACGTCGTTTTACACAGAGGCTCAAACGGAGATTACTACGCGACGGCATACAACGCCGATCTAGGTGAGCAGGATGTTGTCGGCTACATACAAGGACGCGAGAACGGGACCGAGCTTGCAGTCGTAGAGGAGATGCAGGGTAAGGGTATCGGATCTGAGCTGCAGTATTTATTCCGGCGTGAGAACCCGCTAGCTCCTACAGGTGGTCTTACTGAGGCAGGCGCGAGCAGGTTGGAGAGCACCTACGACCGCCTTGTTGCTGAATATATGGACCCCCTCGAGCAGAGCTTCCTGTTCCAAGACGGCGTTGAGAATAAGCGGGAAACTAAACAGGATGAACGGGTAGCGGACAAAAACGCGCACGGCCTTATGCCTTACCTGCGCGATTATTCTGAGGCAAAGCCTCGCCGCACTAAAAAACAGGCCCTTGGACAGACTACAACCAACAAAAATGCGCGCAAGCAGCTCGATCAAGTGGACGAGATTTTAGAGCTAAATCCTGACGCACATACTAGCGCCGAAGCGTGGCTGCAAATGATGGCTGATGCTTACGGAACGCAGGATGTTCCGATAGCGCCCTATCGTTTTATTGAAGAGATCAACGGCACTGGCGCGGTGGACAACCTCTCTCGTTTAAGCGAGGGGCAGATTGAAGACGCAAACCACGGCTTTGAGAACGCTGCAGATTTTCGGGAGGCGTACACCTCTGGCAAGCTCGGTGTGGAGACCACGGCCAAGCTGTTTCTGTGGTCGTTCTTGTCTCGCGGCGTTAGCCCCTACACGCAAGAGGCACTTTTTATTGATGCCTTCCCCGGCATCGATCCTTGGATTAAACAAGCCGCTGCAGGACAACTAGACGTCGAGGCTTTTTCTGAGTGGGCAAAGACAGCGGCACCAAAAGGCAGCGGACAGCCGGGGGCTGGGTCTACACATAATTTGAACGCATTTGGCCGAGACTTTTTGGTCAAGATGTCCCAGCCTATGGAGGGTAGTAACCAGTCCAAGCTGGAGTACATACACGAGCTTATGTCGGACCCTAATTCCACCGGGCAGCAAGTGCGCCGAGAGTTTGCTGCTCTGGGCGAGGGTGTGGGTATCGATAACAAGGTTGTCTCTTTCACGCTGCTAGTAGCAGGCTATAACGACGTACTGGTTTTGGATCGTGTTCAGTTTAGGCAACTGTATAACGACGGTCGTTTTGATGGCGTCAATATATATGACGGGTTTAAGGAAGATGGCAAAGCCGTCACTGCCTCTGGGTTTTCAAAGCAAGGCGACGGCGCACGGGGCATCCTCATATACGAGGCAATGGAGCGCGCCGTGGCGGGTCGCATTGATGAGATATACACCGAGCTCGGACGAGAAGGCCAAGGCAGCGTTGGCCGCTATCACTGGGAAACGTGGGTAGCAGACAGCCAGCAGGAAGCTAGTCACGGCAGTCTTGGCGCTATTTTACCTGCGGCGCTAGGTGACAAAACCGCTATAAATAAAGTATCTGCAAAACAAGGGGAGTACGGTAGCTACGCCTACGGCGCTAGGTACGGAGTAGATGGCGCTGGAATAGGCTACTTTACCTACCCGACCCCAAAGGGTAACGTCTGGCTCTTTACTATTGATCAGTTTGTAGAGTTTCAGCAGGAAGTTAGAAAAGCGCGTAACGGCGTGGTTCCGACAAAATTTAAGGTTACGGAGGCGGGCAATGAGCCGTGGTACACAAGCGAAGAAGTCAACGTCGAAAACCTCGACCAACTTGCCGAGAGCATCAGCTCAGGAAAAGCAGGCGACGGAGCGGGAACTCTTTTCCAAGATGGCGCGGACCAACTTATATCCGATAGATTACCAGCCGATCCAGCCCTCGCCCAGCAGCAGGACCCAACCCAAGAAGTAGACTTCGTCGGCGATGTTATATTCGAGGTCGCGCCGGACCCTAATAATGTAGAGCTGTCTGCCCGGTGGAACGCTCTTCCCCCCGCAGCGCAGCTCGCAATCAGCGACACCGTATCGAAGAGTGTTCTGCCTTCTGTCTTAGACGCAGCAGAAGCTGAAGGTTCAGTATCTCCGCAGATTGGTAGCTACTTAGAAGACACAAACCCGTCGTTCTCTCTACGGCTGACCTCCGGCGACCCCGCCGCTGTCGCTAATGCCGTAGGCTTTGTGCTGTCTCAAGATAGTATGGTCGCCTTGTCAGCCGACGCTTTTGAAGGGTCATTTGAAGCGGGGGCTGTCTGGGTACAAATTGGCGATAAGAGCCTGCAGGAGATCGATGCGATCTACCAGACCCTGCGCGGCATTGAGGGATTTCCTCAGATCGGCGGCCAATCGACGACAGACGGCCAAATGAGCCTTATCTTAGAAGAAGGCGTAGACCCGAGCAGCTTTGCAGCCGCTGTTGATACTGCGCTTGCGTCGGAGTATGTTGTTGAAGATGGGACGGTACACGCGGCCTTCCCCGAAAAGAAGGACTATGACTATGCCAGTGAGACATCTGACCCAGCAGGAAGTGCGGGAGAAGCTCGGCAGCGGTATCGTGATGTCAGGGATCAAGCGTCCCAAGAACTCGCCGCAGCCATCGACCAGTACGAGCGAGGCGGACAACAGCCCGCCCAGCAGCGAGAAGGCATAACCGCCCGTGGCTCTATTGATTTAGGGGCGGCAGAAGGCATAGTCATCCGGCTGTATGATGCGGAGAACCTGTCCACCTTCCTGCACGAGAGCGGCCACCTATACCTCGAGATGCTGGGCGCGTTCGCCGAAGACACCGACGCCCCGCAGCAGGTTAAGGACGATTTTTCCACCGTGCTCAAATGGCTCGGCGTAGGGTCTCGTGCCGAGATAGGGCGCGAGCAGCACGAGAGGTGGGCTGAGACTTACGAAGCCTATCTCCGGGAAGGCAAAGCCCCTTCTGAGGAACTCAGGTCTGCGTTCGCTAAATTTACTGCGTGGCTGACTACGCTATATCGCCGCATCAGCAGGACTGGTTCGCTGCCCAGAGCAGCACTGAATAAAGACATCTCCGACGTAATGGACCGCCTTCTGGCTTCCGACGAGCAGATCGCCGTAGTCCGGGACGAGATGCGTATGGCTCCTATGTTCAAGGATGCCGAAGCCGCCGGGCTGACTGAGGCGGAGTTTACCCAATACAAGGCAGACTACGAAGCCGCTCGAG